GAGAGCTTTGAACTGATACAATTGTCAGGTCTCGTCTCTGGTAATCACCTCCATCAGCGTAGCGTGCACACTGTGCGTTGCAAAGTTGGAGTTACTGTAGAGTGTACTAACTACAATGCTCTACTGACGAACCGAATGGGTTTGGTGAACCCACTCACCGTTGCCTGGGAGCTGGTCCCTTTCTCCTTTGTCGCCGATTGGTTCTTTAACCTGCACCAAGTAATTGGGCAGTATACGGAATTCGTTGGCGTCTCTGTGAGTAATCCTTGGCACATCTATTCGGATACGGTCACGGACGTGTCTTACTCCTACAGGAGTGGGACGTCGTTCTGGATCGAACACCGAAATGGTGAGGTTTTCGGCTTACACCGGAAGCCCGGACTACCTAGCATTACACTCGCTAGTAAGTCTGTTAGGGGCTTGTCAAAGACGCGGGCAGCAACTGCCTCGTCTCTTGTAGTTGCTATATTCTCTCCTAAAAAGTGAGGGTGTAGCTTTATCCCGGGTAGATCCCGAGAAGTCTTGCTACTAGCGCTCTCCGCGCAGTCAGGACGACTAAATCCACGGAGTTTTATCATGGCTCAAATTGCCGATATCACCATCAAAAAGCACGATGGCACTACCGACATCGTTTGGACTGCTTTGTCTCCCTCCTCGGGGGATAACAGCCCATCCATTTGGCGTCAGGACGCTGAATCGATTCCGGCCTTTCGGCCGATCGCTTCAGTACGTACTGTGTACAACACGCCGAAAACCGCGAGAAAGTTGTTTGGACAGACGCGAGTCCCTTATGCGGTCGACGGAGCCCTTGTGGCCACCGTACCGTTCAATTGGGATTTGACTCTGCCCTTGATGGTTCCCTCTACTGCAACTAACGAAGCAGTGAGTCAGACCATTAACCTTATCGCGCACAGTTTGTTTCGCGAGATGATGCTCACGGGCTACTCGGCCCGCTGATGTGGAGTTCTTTGATACGGCATTGCTTGAGAGTTTACTCAATCTCATTGATGCCTTCGCTCAGAACGTTTCTCGCTGGGTTACTTGGATCGCCATGCAAGTGGTGGAAAAAGTGATCTCGTCAGCGCTGTGAAGCGCCGGCTACGAAACATTTATCTCACCTCATTGGAGTTTCTCCATGAAAAGTGCAGAACTGGACTCAGATGTCCGTAGTATGTGTCTTCGCTTTATGCAAGACCTCGACACACCCGTGTCACTGGGTACGTACCTCCTAGTAAAATATCGGGAGTGGGATCAAATTGCCTCACGGCGAGCTGATCCGCAGCATTACCTCGACACCTCAATCGGAGCTGAGAAGTTCCGACGCGATTATCAGGCTGTTGAACTGCTCCGAAAGTATGAGGAGCTGCCGACAACTGTTAATCGTAAGGAGGCGGCGAGGGCCGGGTTTTGGAGTTCTGAACTCCGCTGTGCCAAGACTAACCGCAGGTTAGATCACTTCATCTTACATCCCATACTGGGACCTGATGAGGTGCGCATCGCTGAATTTATCAACGATGTGAAAAAACTAATCCGGCGGATACTTGGTCCTATTCCTTTAGAAATAAAGGGTAGATTTGGACCTGGAGCTGTATTCGAGTCGCGAAGCCATCCATTTGCCAAAAGCTTTGTGCTTGGTGACAAAATGGAACTTCAACCAACGACAACAGCGCAGGGATGGGTTGTTTGCCTACATACCATGCTTAACACTGCATGGGGGCGGACTAGTCCATTCTTGCTAGGGGTTTCGACTCCTTTTGCTGATCCTGTAGAGGGTTGTATCGTCCGAGGAAATCGGTTTATGACCATTCCGAAGGACTGTACTAAAGATCGCGGCATCTGTATTGAGCCGGGAATGAATGTCTTCGCCCAACTTGGGGTAGGACGTCACATTCGGCGCTGTTTACAGAGGGTGGGTATTGATATCGACCTGACCACTGGTCAGGAGAAACATCATGCCCTAGCTAGGCTGGGAAGCCTTAGTAACTCCCTTGCAACGATCGACCTTTCATCTGCAAGCGACACCGTCTCCAAGAATCTGGTAAAGTTATTATTGCCAGACGATTGGTTTGAGCTGCTCAGCGACCTTCGTTCTCCGGCAACGGAAATGGAGGTTCTCCTGCCCACTATCCGCAAGGATGGGAAGGCGGGGCGCGCTAAGAAGCAGAAACGGTGGGTTCTACTTGAGAAATTCTCCTCTATGGGGAATGGGTTCACTTTCGAGCTTGAGACTTTAATCTTCTACGCCCTTGCGCGTATTGCGTCGGGCGAAGATGGTCGCGAGGTGAGTGTTTATGGGGATGATATTATCGTACCCACAAAGCATGCACTTGACGTGATCGCTGTTCTCAAGTACTTCGGTTTTGAGCCTAACTCAAGAAAGACATATCTGAGTGGCCCTTTTCGGGAGAGTTGCGGTGGTGATTTCTTCTGTGGGGTTTTAGTTACTCCCTATAGGTTAAGGAATGAGCCAAAGCAGCCTTCTGATTGGATATCTGTGGCAAACGGTCTGTGGGCCTGGTCCAGAATGGACTTGGGACACTTTAGACTTATCCGTCGCGCTAGAAATACTGCGCTGGGTATGTTGCCTACTTTTATCCGGAGATGTACGGGACCGGAGCGATTGGGTGATTTGGTAGTGCATGACTTTAAATGGGTCAAGCGCAATGTCCGAACCATCCGTTCAATCCGATACTTTCGGGTTTGGAGGCCAGTCGTGAGACTGATCCCCTTCAAGTTTTTTTCACCCGACACTCAGATGGCGCTGGCCCTTTATGGGTCCAGCTCGAGCGGCCTGGCACCGAGGAATTCGGTTACCGGGTACCGTTTCGGGAGGGTCTCTTTCTCGTAAGGAGACCGCAGGACGCGGCCT